TGGGGCTATTGTTATTGTTATGACGCGCTGGGCAGCACGGGATTTGACTGGACAAGTAGTTAAAAGTGCGGCTCAAAGGTCAGGAGAAGAGTGGGAAGTGATTGAATTTCCCGCTATTTTGCCCTCTGGAAACCCCTTATGGCCACAGTTTTGGAGCCTTGAAGAGCTTGCAGCTTTGCGTGAAGAGTTGCCAAATAGTAAGTGGCAAGCGCAATATCAGCAAAATCCCATTGGAAATGAGTCCGCTATTGTTAAGCGAGACTGGTGGAAGTGGTGGGAGAAGGATGATCCACCCGTTTGCGACTATGTTTTACAGTCATGGGATACAGCGTTTGAGAAGAACAACCGCGCCGACTACTCCGCAGGGACGACGTGGGGTATCTTTAACTGTGAAGAAGATAACTTTGCGCCAAACATCATCCTATTAAACACGTATAAGAAGCGAGTTGAGTTTCCCGAACTTAAACGAGATGTGCTTAGAGAGTACAACGAGTATGAGCCTGACTCGCTGATCGTGGAGAAGAAAGCATCTGGCGCGCCTCTTATATATGACCTAAGAGCGATGGGTATTCCAGTTCAGGAATACACGCCGGGTAAGGGGCAAGACAAAATTGCCCGCTTGAACTCTGTTAGCGATATCATCGCCAGTGGGAAAGTGTGGGTTCCGCAGACCCGCTGGGCAGAAGAGTTAGTGGACGAGGTTGCAGCATTTCCGTCAGGTGAGCATGATGACTTGGTTGACGCGACAACTTTAGCGCTTATGCGCTTTCGTCAGGGTGGGTTCCTCCGTTTACCAAGCGATGAACCCGAAGAAATTAAATGGTTCAAAGGCCACCGCAAAGAGCGGTTTTACACAGTTTAAGGATAAATTATGGCAACGAGTTCTATGGACAAAGGTTTGTACGCAGCCCCCTTGGGTATCGAGGAAGACTTAGGGTTGGCCCCTCCTATTGAAATAGAGATTGAGGATCCTGAAAGCGTACGTATTGCTATGGGCGATATTGAGATTGAACTAGAACCCGGAAGTGATAACAAAGGCGGAGAAGACTTTGATGCCAACCTTGCTGACTTCATGGACGACAGTGCGCTTGACTCTCTTGGTGGTGAACTAGTCTCTGACTTTGACAAAGACATTGGTGACCGCAAAGACTGGATTAGAACTTATGTTGATGGCTTAAAGCTATTGGGTTTGAAGTACGAGGAAAGGACAGAGCCGTGGGCCGGTGCTTGCGGTGTGTTCCATCCGATGCTTACGGAGAGTGTCGTACGCTTTCAGTCAGAGGGAATCATGGAAACGTTCCCCGCAGCAGGCCCAGTTAAGACACAGATCCTTGGAAAAGATACGCCTGAGAAAGAAGACGCATCTGCTCGCGTGCGCGAGGATATGAACTATCAACTCACGGAAGTGATGGTTGAGTATCGCCCTGAGCATGAGAAGTTACTGTGGAACTTGCCACTGTCTGGCTCTGCGTTTAAGAAGGTCTACTACGACCCAAGCATTGGACGTCAAGTTGCAATGTTCATCCCCGCAGAAGATATTGTTGTTCCCTATGGTGCGTCTAACTTAGAGCGCGCTGAACGAGTCACGCACGTGATGCGTAAGACTGAGAATGAGATTCTTAAACTACAAGAAGCTGGGTTCTACAGTGACGTGGAGTTGGGTGAGCCGTCCGGTGAACTTGATGATATTGAGAAACAGAAAGCTGAAGAGACCGGCATGTCAGCACTGCAGGATGAGCGGTATCGCATACTTGAGATGCACGTTGACCTTGACTTAAAAGGCTACGAGCACGAGGATAAAGATGGTGAGAAGACGGGCATAGCACTGCCGTATGTTGTGACTGTTGAGAAAGCGACAACTAAGATTCTTGCCATTCGCCGCAATTGGTACGAGGGTGATGAGTTGCACATCAAGCGCCAGCACTTTGTTCACTATCAATACATACCGGGGTTTGGTTTTTATGGATACGGACTCATTCACCTTATCGGCGGCTACGCCAAGTCAGCGACTATGCTTATTCGTCAGCTCGTTGATGCTGGCACTTTGTCTAATTTACCCGGTGGCCTTAAGTCTCGCGGCTTACGAGTCAAAGGTGACGACACCCCAATTGCACCGGGGGAATTTCGTGATGTTGATGTACCGAGTGGATCAATCCGAGACAACATTTTGCCGTTGCCTTACAAGGAACCCAGTCAGGTTCTCTTTGCCTTGTTCCAGAACATTGTGCAAGAGGGTAGGCAGTTCGCTTCCTCAGGAGACATGAACGTCAGTGACATGAGTGCGCAAGCACCCGTGGGCACAACATTGGCTATTCTTGAAAGAACATTAAAGGTGATGGGTGCTGTGCAAGCACGTATGCACTACTCAATGCGCCAAGAGTTTCGTCTGTTAAAAGCAATTATTGCTGACTACACACCAGAAGAGTATGACTACGAGCCAGTCGATGGTTCACGTCGTGCTAAGAAGTCTGACTACGACATGGTTGCTGTTATTCCTGTGAGCGATCCAAACGCTGCGACAATGGCGCAGAAAATTGTGCAATATCAAGCGGCTCTTCAGTTAGCGCAGACAGCACCACAACTCTACAACTTGCCACTCCTGCATCGCCAGATGATTGAGGTGTTAGGTATTAAGAACGCAGCAAAACTTATCCCGATTGAGGATGATGCTAAAGCTACAGACCCAGTGCAAGAGAACCAGAACGTGCTTACTGGTAAACCTGCTAAAGCGTTTATTGAACAAGATCATCAGGCTCATATTGCAGTGCACACAAGCATGCTCCAGAACCCCAAGATTATGGGCATGATTCAAAAGACCCCGCAAGGTCAGGCACTTATCGCAGCTATGACAGCCCACATAAACGAGCACTTGGCATTTGCGTATCGCAAAGAGATTGAGCAGACGGTTGGCCTTTTGTTACCAACAGAAGATCAAGAGAAGAACATGGCCCCTGAAGTGGCGGCTCAAGTTGCACAGCTTTCTGCGCAAGCATCTGTGCGCATGACTCAACAAGCGCAATCACAGGCTGCTCAACAGCAAGCTCAACAGCAAGCTCAAGACCCCATCATCCAGATGCAGCAGCAAGAGTTACAAATCAAAATGCAAGAGCTTCAACTTAAACAGCAGAAACAGCAGGTTGACGCACAGGCTAAAGTTCAACAGTTGCAGATTGAGCAAGCCCGTATTGCGGCCCAAAAAGAGATTGCGGCTATGCAAGTGGGCGCGACTGCCGCCGCTGCAAAAGATAAACTTCAGAAGCAACAGCAGCTTGAAGGTACAAAGATTGGCGTTGATATTGCCAAAAACCGCGCTCAAATGGCCATGCAAATGGCGCAAAGAGACTCCCAAAAATCTAGGAAGGAGAAAGATTGAACGACTACAAACTGTTGGCGCACGTAGCCAAAGAGATTGAGAAGTTAAAGGAAGAGCAAGCTTTTCATGTTGCAGGGGGTAGAGCCGCTGACATAGAAGAGTATCGAAGTATCTGTGGGGTAATCCGAGGTCTTAACCTAGCAGAGAATGTAATTAATGACCTTGTGCAAAAAATGGAGAAATCTGATGACTGAATTTAACGTCGCTGCCGTGGACTTATCTGGCATTCTTAATAAGCCGTCCGAAGATAAAGCTAAGCAGTTGCCCGACCCACGTACATTTCACATTTTGTGTGTGGTGCCTGAAGCTATGCAGGAGTATGCAGAGAGTGAAGTTGGGATTATTAAATCCAACCAAGCTATGCATTTTGAGGAAGTACTCACTCCCGTTCTATTTGTCGTCAAGCTTGGGCCTGACTGCTACAAAGATACCACTCGGTTCCCTAGTGGGCCAAGTTGCAAGGAAGGTGATTTCATCATCTGCCGCCCCAATTCAGGCACCCGTCTGAAGATTCATGGCCGTGAATTCCGTATCCTTAATGATGATTCGGTTGAAGCAGTTGTGGAAGACCCCCGTGGAATTACACGTGCATCATAAGGAGTAACACATGGCACAGACTGAGTTTAAAGACGAGGAATTTAAGTTTCCTCATGAAGCCGATGAAACTAAGGGTAAACCCGAAGTAGAAGATGATGGCGGCTTTGACGTAGAAATTGAAGACGATACGCCTCGTAAAGATCGTGGTCGTAAGCCCGATGACACACCCCCCGAAGACCCGACTGAGGATGAACTTGCCACTTACGACGAGAAAGTTCAGTTGCGGCTAAAGAAATTTACACGTGGATACCACGATGAACGCCGTGCAAAAGAAGAAGCACTGCGCGAGCGCGAGGCGGCTGAGAAGATGACCAAGCAATTGTGGGATCAAAACCGCAGGTTGCAGGAACAAGTCTCGCTTGGATCAAGAGCGTATATTGAGCAGTCAAAGAGTTCCGCTGAAATGGAATTTGAGAACGCCAAGAAAAAATATAAAGAGGCTTATGAGTCCGGAGATTCCGATGCTGTAGTGGACGCGCAGGCAGAAGTTTCACGGGCAACGCTGAATTTAGATAAAGTTCAGAACATGAGGCCTTTACAAGCTGAAGAAAATAATGTACAAATACAACAACGTAGTACAAATCAACCCGCTGTATCACAACGAGATGAAAGTTGGATGCAGAAAAACACTTGGTTTGGTACCGATCCTGAAATGACAGCATCCGCCCTCGGGTTGCATCAAAAGCTGGCAAAGGAACACGGTGCAAACTTTGTGGGGTCTGATGACTACTACAAACGAGTAGACGCTACAATGCGTCGACGATTTCCTGAGTACTATGACGGTGCTCAGAGCTATGAAGATGACGCCCCTTCGAAAAAGGCATCAGAACCGGTCTACGAGGATGAACCTCCGCGCCGTGCAACAAAGCCCGCTAACGTGGTGGCCCCCGCCTCCCGTAGCACTCCGCCTAATCGTATTAGGTTGAAGGCATCCGAAGCAGCGATTGCTCGCCGTCTTGGGGTTCCTTTGGAAGAATACGCTAAACAGGTTGCTCAACTAAGAAGAGGTGAATAATGGATCAAGCTTTAACGTCTGGAAAGACTCAAAATCGTCTAGCTCGTGAGTTAGATACTCGTGCAGTGACCCAACGCGCTGAAGCGTGGCGTCCGCCTGAGACGTTACCTATGCCCGAAGACCGTCCCGGTTGGAAACATAGATACGTTCGCATTAGTACGATGGGTACGGCTGATCCTAGCAATATTTCTTCTAAGTTACGTGAAGGATATGAACCCTGCAAAGCAGAGGATTATCCCGAGCTTATGATGCACGCCACCGTTGAAGGCCGCTTTAAAGGCGGTATTGAAATTGGTGGGTTGTTATTGTGCCGTATTCCTGAAGAGTTCTTAAAACAGCGTGCCGATTATTACGACAAGCAAA